ATGAATTTGCAATACTTTGCTCAGACTTGGAATCCAGATAATGTGACAGTTTATGAGACAAAAGAAGGCAAGATCCCTGACAAGTACAACACGCTTATTGTTAATGAAGTCATGGAAAACTCTAAGATCATGCAGTTGGCCAAGTATGAAGAAATGACGGACAAAGAAAAGAAATTCGAATACTTTGCTGAAGGTCCTGGCGCATACTGGGTTGGTGAAGGTGAAAAAATTAAAACTTCTAAACCTAAATGGTTGCAAGCAACTATGGTCGCTAAAAAACTAGGCGTTATCATTCCAGTTTCTCGGGAATACTTGCACTACAAAATGTCAGACTTTTTCACTATTATGCAGCCTAAGATTGCAGAAGCTTTCTACAAAAAATTTGATGCTGCTGCGTTGTTGAATACAGACAATCCTTTTCCACAATCTTTAGAAGAATCTGTTGTTGCGGCTGGTAATGTGATCAAAGGTCCTCTTAATTACGAAAATATTTTAGCGTTAGAAGATGTACTTGGAGAAAACGAATTCGAGCCAAACGCATTTATCTCAAACCGTAAAAACCGTACGGAACTTCGCTCTGCAGCCCAAACAGTTGGCACGAATGTTGAATTCATTTATGATCGCGCAGCCAATACGATTGATGGCTTGCCGGTAGTTGATTTGAAAGCTTTAGCAAAAGGTGAACTGTATGCAGGTGACTTTAACTACATGTTCTACGGAATCCCATACAACATCTCGTTCAAAATCTCTGAAGATGCTCAACTTTCAACTCTTACCAACGAAGATGGTACGCCAGTTAACTTGTTTGAGCAAGAATTGGTTGCTTTGCGTGCGACAATGGATGTTGGTTTCATGATCGTTAAAGATGAAGCATTCGGGAAAATCCAACCGGCGGGGGAGTAACAATCCCCGTTACAGGCGTTACAGTATCGCCTAAAACTTCAAGTGCAGTTGCGGGGACTGCCGGTAATAGACAATTAACAGCCACTGTTGCGCCACAAAACGCAACTAATAAAACTGTGACATATTCGATTGCGCCAACAACAGCTGGTTTGGCGGTTTCTTCTAGCGGTAATATTACATGGACTGAAACTGTGCCTGCTGGTGAATACACGACAACAATCAAAACGGAAGATGGATCACATAAGGATACTCACGTTTTGACTCTGACTGAACCGTAGGAAGGATAGATACGAATGGCAATTAAAGATGACGTTAAGAAGCTTCTAAGCGGTTCTACAGATGATAAGCTAGAAGTTATCGAGAAACGAACTAGAGAGCGCTTAGCGTCATTGCTAGGCGTTTCTGTTATACCAGATTCATTAGAGTACATTGTTTTCGATGTAACCAACAAACGTTTCAACCGAGTTGGACAGGAAGGGATGTCTTCATACTCTCAAGAAGGACTATCTATGGCATTCCCTGATTCGGATTTTTCCGAATACGAATCGGAGATTGATTCCTTTAAAAGAAAAGACGATGAAGACTTATACAAGCCCAAGCAAGGGGGTTTTTACTTCGTATGAGATTTTTGGATGAGGTTACTTTCGAGAAAGATGGATTAGGTAGCCATTACGATTCAGACTTGGGCGAGTGGGTAGAAACGGCGCCTATTCGGACGACAGTGAACGTTAACGTAACGGATGTTGGAACAGATAGAAGTATGGCAATTTTTGGAGATATACGACAAGGGGCAAAGGTTATCAGAACCATGCCTCTTTTTGTTGTTCCAGAGTATGATCGCATTTTGTACGAAGGAAAAACGTATAAAGATGTCACCACGAGAACTCCGGCATTAAGAAATAGCATTATCGTCCAGGAGGTGGCTTCTGGTGGCTAGAAGGAATGTTTCTCTCAAAGGCGTTAGCGAATTGACGATGAAACTCAAGTCTAATGCAAATATGAAAGATGTGAAGCAAATCGTCAAACAGAATACATCTGAATTGACACAAGGTGCGCAACGTAAAGCGCCAGTTGATACTGGGAATTTGAGACGATCAATAACTATGGATTTGAGCGATGGCGGTTTAACAGGAAAGGTGAAACCTACCGCAGATTACGCTCCTTATTTGGAGTACGGAACAAGGTTTCAATCAGCTCAACCATTTATGCGACCAGCTTTCAACAAACAGAAGGCGCAGTTTAAATCAGATATGGATAAGTTGGTGGAATAGATGAAGACTAGAGAACAATCAATTTTTGATGAAATGTTTAAGCGATCGATTGCATTGGGGTATCAAACCTATGACTACAAACCAGCAAGTGCTACTAACTATCCTTTTGTTGAATTTGAAGACACTCAAACACTTCACTCCACCAACAAGTCTCATGTCTTGGGGAATGTCGTGATTGTCATTTCTGTATGGGGGTTGCACAAAAAGCGAAAACAGGTGTCTGAAATGGCGTCTGCTTTGTTTGAGCAAGCGATGCAAGTAAAGACATCTGACGGATATTCATGGACGCTAGACACCAATGCAAGCGACATACAGACGGTAACAGATACAAGCACAAACACACCGCTTAAACGAGCGATTATTGAATTGAATTTTAGATTAATAGGAGGAATTTAAATGGCACTGAAAAAAGGAATTGATATTGTCCTTTTGTATCGTCTTTTAGAGAAACAGTCAGAAGAAAATGCAAAAATCGTGACTTATCAAACAGAACATACACTTGGAATGTCGCGAAGTACAGATGCAACTGAGACAAAAGATGGAACCGTGCAAAATGTCGGGGCTGTTGAATACGATTTTAGTTCAACTGCTCTATATGAACGAACGAGTGAAACAATTAAGATGCTTTATGATGCTTTCATGCAAAATAAAGAAGTCGAAGTTTGGGCTATTGACAAACTAGATCCACAAGAAGGCGATACTGGAAAATTCGCAGCCAAGTATTTCCATGTATTTATTTCAAGCTATGAAGAATCAGCCGCAGCCGAAGATAATGTTGAAGTTAGTATCGAATATGCTGTTCAGATGGTTCACCAAGATGGATATGCGACTTTGACAGACGAACAGCAAAAAGCCGTGCAATACGCGTTTGAAGATACCCTTAAAAAGACTGCAGGAACGGGAGGAGGCGCGTAGCCTTCTCTTTTTTGAATTATAGGAGGATATATAGATGGAACTTACAATCAACGACAAAACTTACAAGTTTATTTTTGGATTTGGTTTTATCCGAGAAATGAATCGTAGATATTCTGTAGTAGAACAAGGTATGACAATGAAACTAGGACTTGATTCTACTTTAGTTAACTTTTTTAACGAGGATATCGAAACCTTGATTGAAATGCTGAAGGTTGCGAACCAAACAGAATCTCCAAGAGTGGCAGAGAAGGACTTAATCTCATTGGTTGATGAAATGGGCTCAGAAAAATTGTTTGATTTAGTTCTGGATGAATTAAAAAAGTCGGAATTTACAAAGAAAAAAACACTAACAGTCGAAAACAGAATCAAGGAAAGCAAGTAGAAGAAGATTTTTATGCCACTGTCCAGATTAACTGTCTGCGTTATCTTGGGATTAATGACTTTTTAGACATTGATCGAATGACCATGTCGGAATATGAAATTAGGCTTTTGGCATATAGGCTTAAAAAGCTAGATGAACAAGAAGTCATTCATTACCAAGCTTGGGCGAACCAACAAGTGAAATCTACAAAAAAACGTGGAAAATACGAGGTTCCTAAATTTGACACCTTCGAAAAATTCTTTAACAAGGAAAAACTTGAAAACAAAATCTTGGGCAAGGATGAAAAAGTACCGAGATTTGTAAACTCCTGAGGAAAGGAGGAAAACTATGGAATCATATAGCGTTGAAGCGATCCTTTCGGCTGTCGACAAGAATTTTTCTTCTACCATGAAGAATGCTGATAGTTCGATGAACAACTTAGATAACAGCACTCAAAAAACGAATACTTCTATCCTCGATATCGCTAAAGGTATCGGGGTTTTTAAATTGATTGACAATGCTATCGGCTTAGTTACTAGTTCATTAGGCGGTGCGGTTGATCGTTTCGACACGCTTAATAAGTATCCGATTGTAATGCAAGCATTAGGGTATTCTACTGATCAAATCGATAAATCAATGAGCAAACTGACCGAAGGTATCGACGGGCTGCCAACTTCATTAAATGAGATTGTATCTAATACCCAACAATTAGCTATCTCTACAGGTAATCTCGAAAAAGGAACAGATACAGCAATTGCACTTAATAATGCATTTTTGGCTTCTGGTGCTTCGACAGCTGATGCTAGCCGAGGAATGCAACAATATGTACAGATGCTTTCCAAAGGGACCGTAGACATGCAGTCATGGAGATCTATTCAAGAAACTATGCCTATTGCGATGGACAAAGTAGCAAAGTCATTTAAGGATCAAGGAGTTAACTCAGGAAATGAACTTTACGATGCCTTGCAAGATGGAACAATTACATTTGACGACTTCAATAACCGACTTATAAAGTTGAATGATGGTGTTGGCGGATTTGCTGAATTGGCTAAGAAAAACTCAGCCGGAATAAGGACATCATTCTCAAATATAAAAACAGCAGTTGTAAAAGGATTGGCTAATGTCATTACTGCGATTGATGAAGGAATGCAAAATGCTGGACTTGGATCAATTGCTGAAAACTTCGACAAGATTAAAAATGCAGTAAATGTGGCTTTTAAAGCTATTACCGATAGCATTCCACCGGCTATCAGCTTCTTAACTAATTTGTGGGATACTATCAAACCTTTCTTGCCATTGATTATGGCTGTAATAGGCTATATCAGTATTTATCAAGGGGTTATGGGAACCGCTAGAAAAGCAGTTGAACTATACAACGGTGCTCAAAAGATGATGAACGTTCTCATGAACTTAAATCCGATTGGATTAATCATTGCAGCCGTTATCGCTCTTGTTGCTGGTTTTATCTACCTTTGGAACACAAGTGAGGATTTCCGAAACTTTTGGATCGGCTTGTGGGAAGGTATAAAAAAAGCAGTAGGTGCAGCTGTGGATTGGATTGTTTCCGCATGGGAAGGTATGAAAGAATTCTTTTCGAACACATGGAATGGATTGGTAGAAGGTACAAAGAACGCAGTAAATTCTGTTAAACAAGCGTGGAAAGGCACAAAACAATGGTTTGCCGATCTGTGGACAGGAATCAAAGACACAGCAACGGATATGTGGGATGGTGTCAAGCAGGCGTTTAGTGATGCTGTTGATGGTGTCGTTTCTACATGGCAGGGTGTCAAACAATGGTTCGTTGATTTATGGGAAGGTATCAAGTCAACAGTTTCTTTGATTGTAGATAGTATAAAAGATGCTATCATGAGTAGATTTGGCGTATTGATTTATGGTATACGCAATGCGTTTATCCATATGAAACTATTCTTATCTACATTATGGGAGAACCTAGGTAAGATTGCAGGACAAATGTTCGAGATTTTGAAAAACATCATCTTGGCTCCAGTATTGTTTGTTACTTCAATGATTTCTGGCGGATGGGAAGAAGCTAAGAACAATATGATCGCGGTCTGGAATAATATTCTAGAAGCTGGCGCAAACATTTGGAGTTCAATTCAAGCAATTTTTGACAGCTTTTTGTTAAATACAAAGATGGCTTTCTTAAACGTATGGACCGGTATCAAAGCCGCATTATCATATATTTGGACAACGATCTCTGAAACAGCTGTGAACGTATTTAACGGTATAGTCGCTTACTTTGTTGAGACATGGCAAAACATCAAACAGACTGCTATAGATAGCTGGGAAAGCACTAAAGCAGCAGTCGCTGAGACATGGCAAAATATGAAACAGGGTGCTATCGATCTGTGGAACTCTGTCAAACAATATTTTGCTGGCTTATGGCAATCCACAAAAGAAAATGCAATCAACACTTGGAAATCAATCAAACAAGGTGTCGCAGATGCATGGGAAAATACGAAAGATGCGATAGTAAATACTGCGAAGAATATTGTAAAAGGCGCTGCACAAGCTTGGGAAGATCTCAAAACAGGTGTTAGCAATGCCGTTGAATCAGTAAAAAATACATTTGATAAAATTCGTCAAATCGATTTACTACAAATCGGGAAAGATATTATCAACGGATTGATTAATGGTATAACAAGCAAAATCGAGGATGTAAAAAACGCTGTGAAAGATATCGCGGGATCAATTACTGGAAAGATCAAAGATATTCTGAATATCCATTCTCCATCTAGAGTAATGGCTCAACTAGGTGTATTTACCTCGCAAGGTCTTGCAGAAGGTATGCTTGATGGCGCTAGATATGTTGATAAAGCTTCGGAAACTTTGGCAGATCGAGCTTCTAATATGGACATTGGTAATCGTATTTCAGCTATTAACAGTCAAATACAGACAAAAGTGCAACATGATGTAAATTATGGATCAAGCGGAAAACCAGCACTATTTAATATCCAGCTAGGGAATCAAGCTTTCCAAGCCTTTGTTGACGATATAAGTCAAGCACAAGGTGATGGAATCAATTTAAATCTACAATTTTAGGAGGTAGGAAATGGAAAACAGAATGTATCCGTTTATTGACACTCTGAAGAACGAACGATACATACCGGAGTACATTCCTACTTCCGCTATGTATTATGACGGCATTCTTTTTGAAGGTGTAATTGAAGGGTATCAGACTCTTTCGGTTACAGGAAGAGAAATGCTATCAGTAGGGATTGAGTCAGAGTCTATTCAAGTAGGGAGTATCATTACGAATCAGACGCTTCCCTCTCGAACGTTAACAGTCAAATACAAGTTAGAGGATAAGGATCCAGAACAACTACAAAAAAAGTTTGACTTGTTGATGTGGTATCTTTACAAGAATAAAGATGTCTCAATTCAGTTTAATGACGAGTTAGATTACACCTATTACGGAAGGTTTGCGTCTGCTGATGAAGTTGCCGGAGACAGGAATAGCATTATTTCTAGTTTTAGTGTCTACTGTGCTGATCCGCGAAAGTATTCTAAACAATATAAAACGTCCGGTCTAATTGCTACGTACATTCCTTATGCTATTGTTCCAGACGCAGTCAGAGTGACGTTAAGTGCTCCCACAAGCGTGAAGGTTACTAACGGTAATTTATCAATGTCAATCACCGGTGCGAGTATTGTTGCTGGTGATGTAGTTGAGTTTCGAAATCGTGAAGGCACTGTATTTGTAAACGGAGTAGATAAAACAAGCATATTAGATTGGGCTGGCGGTCAGCTCGAAGAGTTTGTCCTTAAAAAAGGCGATACTATCAAGACAAACAACGGAAAACTAGAAGTTCTTTATCGGGTGGTGATGTTATGAGCGAAAGTATTTACTTTTTGGATGACAAACAAAAGTTGCTTAAGGTATTTGGAGAAAGCAAAATCATTGAGTCTATTCAATCAAAAGAAATTACACCTGATAAGAGCGAGCTCATGAATGATACATTATCAGCAAGTGTCATTGACAGCGATCCTAGAGGGCGTTTGAATTTTTCTGGTGTCAGCTTCGCTGTTGACGAGTTAAGTGCTTATATCGTTACTGATATGCGTCCAAAGGACAAAAGCTTTAAGCAGGTTGCAGAGCAAATTCTAGGATATACAAATGGGGAATGGCGTGTTGGGTTTGTTGATTCAACTTTACCAGCCCTCTCAGGAACATTTTATTATTTAAGCGTACGCGATGCTTTAAAACAGCTTCAAACTTTCGGTTGTGAGATTCTATTTAAGTGTACGATTACAGGTAACAAAGTCACTGACAAATGGATTGAGATATACAAGCAGATTGGTAAAGTCAGCAATAAACGATTTGTTTATGGATCCAACGCTTTAGAAGTCGTTCGGCAACGAGATCGGTCTCAACTCTACACATCAATTATAGGACGTGGTAAAGGAAAGGAAGTCGGTGACGGCTATGGGAGAAGAATTGAATTCACAAATGTAGAATGGAAAAAATCAAAGGGGGATCCACTAGATAAACCAAAAGGCCAGAACTGGCTTGAGTATCCAGAAATGACAGCTCTTTACGGGATCCCAATGAAAAACGGAAGTAAACGTAAGCGGGAAACAGTATTGATCCTAGAGGATATTGAAGATCCGGTTGAATTGCTCCAGGCAACGTATGAAAATCTTGTTGAATATTCGAGACCTTTGATCCAATTTAAAACGAGTATTCTAGGTGGAGATGCTATAGGAAATATCGTTCCTATTCATCGATCGGATAAAGGGTACCATTACAAGACAAGAGTTTTTAGTATGAAGCTAGATCGTGTAACTGGCAAGGTAGAATGTGGGCTTGGCGATAACCTCAATAGTTCTAGTACTAGGCAAGCTGCAAGTATTCAAAATAGTGTAGCTAATTTGGCTGAAACTAAAATGACATTCTATGACTCGACAGAAATCAGCAAGTGGCAATCAGATATCATCCGTGGCGCTCATGGCGGTGCGGTTATCCATCCGATTATCCGACTAATCATCCTCAAAGAGGAGAGAGTCGGCAGCCATTTCAGATGGTATGGATGGACGGTGATTCAATCCAAACATCAAGCCATTTCTTAGTTGCAAACTCAGATGGGATTGGATTTATAGATGGTGATTTCTACACTAGCCCGTTTAAGACCGCTTGGACCATTGACGGAAAATTCAATGCTGACTTTATTAGAACCGGAACAATTCTAGCCGATATTTTTGAAACTTCATTCAATAAACTAGGCGACACACTTAAACTTGTTTCAGGAGCGTTACAAGTAGAGAATGATGGCAAGAAAATTATGGAATTGACCAAGCGAGGCATGGAGTTTTGGAGTGGTTCGAAATCTATCGGAACGATTGGTACTGCTGGGGAACCTTTTCCAGAATTGCAAGACCAAGATGGACCTGTTTCGATGGACGGGAAAGCTTTGATGATTCGTACAAACGCTGACGGCGAGTATATTGCTTTTTCCGCCAAAACAGGAACAGGAATCATTTTAGGTAATGGTAAAGGAATGTATTTAATCGACGATAATATTCGCGTTATTGGAGATATTACCTTGTCTGGTGGCATGAATGTTATGGGCGATTTAAAGATAAACGGGCAACAAGTCTATCCAGGAGGTTCTGGTGGTGGAGTTGGACCAGATGGCTCTACTTATGAACCAATCAATATAGGAAGCAACATTACAGGAAACCCTAACATTGTTGCTTGGCTTGACAAATATACAAAGTTATATGGTATCTCCGATTATATTGGCTTAGCTTACGCATTAATTATGGTTGAAAACCCAAGTACTGACGGAACAGATGATATCATGCAGTCTTCTGAATCGGCTGGTTATCCAGGACCAGGCTATTTAACTGGAGAAGCTTCGGTTAAACAAGGGTGTAAACATCTGGCAGAACAGATTAAAAATGGTCAAACTCAAAACGTTGATATTTGGGGAGTTATGCAAGGATACAATTTTGGAAGTGCATATATTCCTTGGTTAGCAAATCGAGGAGGGAAGAATACTACTGATTTAGCAGAAGAATATTCAAGAGACGTAGTAGCACCTTCTTTAGGAAATACCACAGGGGCCACTTATCCATATGTTAATGCAGTTTCCCAAGCAGATGGACGAACCTATCTGTATGTTAACGGAGGAAACTTCCATTATGCAGCAATGATTCGTCAATATGTAAAAGTAACAGAAAGTGGAGGATATGTAGTACCTATTAGCAAACCAGTCACTGTGACAAGCGAATTCGGCTATAGACCGCATCCTATAACAGGAGCTTACGAATTACACAATGGAATTGATTTAGTTAATGGAAATCCAACCACCCCTATTTATGCTTCGGCAGCAGGAGAAGTTGTAATTGCTGGAAGTTATCCTGAATGGTATGGTAACTA